TTGAGATTGGTGTGAAGCATTGCTTCCTGTATCTTGTCAATCAGTTCTTGTGTCAGTTTCACTTCTTATTCTCCTCTATAGAGTATATGACGAATGTTCCGAGTATTACCCAGAACAATATTTCTAGTCCGTAGTTAGTCATCGTGATCATCCCACTGGTCTGTTAGACCCTCATTGTTAAAAAATGCTCTGTATACTCCATATCCTGAGAGGAGTACTGTGATAACAAGCAAAGAAATACCAAACGTGACGTTGGGGTCAGCGTTATAGTGAGGAATAATAGCATTACACTTCGTCCAAGTACCTGGAAGTGTATACACAGGGGGGCACGATAACAGCAGATCTCTTATCGCATACATTTCAGAACCAATCATAGGGGGGTTTTTACCTCAGAAAAAATTTTTAAATATTTTTGAAAC